TTGTTTCGGTCAGTGTTTTCGCCTCTCCTTGCTTGCTACCAAAGCCGGCGCCGCAGCATCCAAGGTAGTATTTTTGGTGCAGCCGAACGGTGTGACGCGCATGCAGGATCTAGCAGAAGCTGAGTCAGGCGACTTCAAGTCTGGCAACGCAGCGGACGTCTCGACACTGCAGGTGCAGAAGCAGGCTGACATGGCAGTCGCAGCTAATGCAGCCCAGCGGATCGAGCAGCGGCTGGCACAGGCGTTCATGTTGTACGACAGCATCCAGCGTGACGCTGAGCGTGTGACAAGCACTGAGCTGACACTGTTGGCCAACGCCCTCGAGGCAAGCCTCGGCGGTCTGTACAGTAACTTGTCGCAGACACTGCAGCTGCCGCTGGTGAAGCGCCTGATGGAGCGCATGCAGCGCCAGAAACGCCTGCCGGCTCTGCCAGACGGCGTCATCAAGCCGAGCATCGTCACTGGCACAGCAGCCCTAGGCCGCGGCAACGACCTCAACAACCTCATGCAGTTCATGCAGGTGGTCGGGTCACTAGGCCCAGGTGTGCTTGAGACCTTTATGAACGTCGACGAGTTCATCATCCGTACCGGAGCCAGTCTTGGCATCGATATGGGCGGGCTCGTAAAGACCCGAGAGCAGATCGCCCTCGAACAACAGGCCCAACTTGAGGCCCAGCAACAACAGCAACTCGCGTCGATCGCACAGAGCGCAGCACCGCAAGCGGTTAAGGCTGTCGCCGACGCTACCCAGCAACAACAGTGAGTGAAAACATGGCTGACACTGATACCCAAATGTCCCTGCCGCTCGACGGCGATGTCGCTGAACCGACGCTGCAGGAATCATACGACAAACTCGTTGAAGAGGGCCACTTGCCCAAGGACGAGAATGTCGAAACCGAACCCGCTCAGACGTCTGAGCAGCCACAGGCTGAAGAGCGGCCTGCATGGTTGCCGGAGAAGTTTAACAGCCCAGAAGACATGGCGAAGAGCTATGCAGAGCTTGAACGGAAACTCAGTAGTGGGGAGACTGAAGCCGAGGAGGCAAGCGAAAGCGAGGAGGTAACTCCCACTCCCGCTGTCGACAGCCTGATCGGTAATGCAGAACAGGAGTTTATGTCGACCGGGCAGTTGTCCGACGAAACCTTCGACGCCCTGGCTGCAGCCGGCATCCCCCGAGAGACCGTTGAGGCTGTGCGAGACATGCGCATTCGCGAGGCTGAACAAAACCGCTCGGCAATCGTGCAGGAGTTTGGAGGCGACGACCGTGTCGGAGCCATGCAGACGTGGGCCGCTGATCATTACGACGACAACATGATCGAGCGGCTCAACGGGATGCTGAACAGCGGCGATTACAGCCAGACCCGCATGGCAATGGCGATGATCTCTACTGACTACGACCGAACCGTCGGCTCGACAGAACCCCAGCGGACGATTGGCGGTGTACGGTCTGGACCCGAGGGCTTCCGCTCAACAGCGGAGATGCTCGAGGCGATCAACGATCCGCGATACAAGTCGGATGACGCCTACCGGAATGATGTCGAGCGCAAGATTGGCAACATGACGTAGGACACCCCATGAAAAAACGGTTAAGCGAGCGCGGTTTGGCGCTCATCGCGTACTATGAAGCCAGTACCAGTCTAAAGACCCGCGATGGTCACGTCTGGTATCCTGGTGGTTACGACAACATTCCCGACAAGTACCTCAAGGTATATGCGGATCCGATTGCTACGGACCCAGTGCCAACTGTCGGGTTCGGCACGACAAGCTACGACATCAAGGGCCTCGAGATCGGCCATGTTTACAACGAAGCTGACGTGCTGCGCATGTTTGAGACGACGATCGGTCGCTACGAGAAAGCGGTGAACAAGCACGTCACCGTGCCGCTTAACCAGAACGAGTTCGATGCCCTCGTGTCGTTTGTCTACAACGTCGGCATCGCGGCTTTCCGCGACAGTACGCTACTGCGCCTGCTCAATCGGAGCCAGCGCGTATTGGCAACCAACGAGTTCCATCGCTGGAACAAGGCGGGCGGTAAAGAACGCGAAGGCCTGCGCAAGCGGCGGGCATCGGAGGCTGAGCTCTTTGCGACGCCGGTGTCAGTCCCGCGTGGCGACATCACCGACAGTCGGACCATGCGAGCAGCCGGTGCGCTGGGCGTCGTGGGCACTGTCACGGCAGTGGCTCCGGTGATCGGCCCGCTCGAGCAGGCAGCGACGTTTGTCGAGAATCACATCTGGTTGGCGGGGCTGATTGCAGCTGCGTTCGCCGGCTACTTCATCATGGTTCGTTTAGACGATTGGCAGAAAGGGCGCCGATGAAATGTTCGACGACATCAAGCGTATTGTCTTTAGCGCCGCTATCGGTTTGGCGGCAATCGCGTACATCATCAGCACAAGGCAAGCACGTCGAAATGAACGCAAGAAACTCACACGACACTTTACGGAGAAAGGCTACGATGCCCAAGCGGCTCGCCACCTTTCTCACGCTGTCAGCGACCGCGCTCTGCGTGGCCAGCTGCAGCAGCACGGATGGCTCCGAGATTGACCGAGCCGTCTGTGCATCTTGGCTACCAATCTACGCCAGTGCGGCAGACACCGATCTGACTTTACGACAAGTCCTCGGGTCCAACCTTGCACGCGCAGAATGGTGCAACTGAGACAACCCTAACCGCAGCGGCCCGACGTGCCTGTCGGACAACCAAGATGTTAGCTGAGTCACAGTCATTCTCCCCCTATGTAGTATAACAGGAGGCCACAATGGCTAACGCTACTCCGAGCTATCTCGGTATTAAGAACAACGGCACTTACAGCAGCCCTGCGGCGGATGAAAGTACCGTAAACGCCACCCAGTTCGCGACTAACAACGAGCTGTTTCTCAAGGTGTTCAGTGGTGAGGTCCAAGCTCGGTTCCTCGCTCAAACTGTGCTGCGTGACAAGACCCGGATCCGTACGATTCAGGCTGGTCGCTCGGCGATTTTCAACGCAATCGGCAAGACCACTGCTGCGTACCATGTACCCGGCACGGAGATTACCGGCTCTAACATCAAGCAAGACGAGCGGGTTATCCAAATTGACGATGTTCTGTTGGCTTCTACATTCATAAGTAACTTCCAAGAAGCCATGAACCATTATGATGTTCGCTCTGCGTTCTCCCGTGAAATGGGTGATGCGCTGGCGCAGACCTACGACCGCAACTTGTTTGCTGTCGCTGGTGCTGAAGCTCTGGTTCCTTCGACTGCGATTGCAGATCAGGGCCAGGCTGAGAACATCACGATGGACACGACCCCGACCTTCGCAGAGCTGGTTGACCAGCTGTATGTCGCGGCTCGGAAGCTCGATGAGAAGAACGTCCCTGAGTCTGACCGCTACGTGTACGTGTCCCCGACCGTGTACTACGGCCTACTCGCCCAGGATAAGATCCTGAACCGTGACTTCGTCGCGAACAACGGTGACTTCTCGCAGGGCACCCTGTTCAAGATTGCCGGCATGTCGGTCATCAAGACGAACAACATGCAGGTCGACCACAGCTCTGACTCTGTCGACTTCCGCTCCAAGTATGATGCGGACATGTCGAACATGCAGGCGCTGGTCATGCACCCAGAGGCGCTCGGTACTGTCCAGCTTGGTTCGTTCGGTATGTCGACCGAGTCTGAGTACGATATCCGTCGCCAGGGCGTGCTGATGGTGTCGAAAATGGCAGTCGGCCACGGCGTACTGCGCCCAGAATGTATCATCGGGATTAAGACCGACGGTACGAACAACACCCTGTCCTAAGCGACACTTTGTGGTGGCTCACACGCTGGGCCACCACTCCCCTAACTTATACGGAGACATGACATGACTGACTTCGTGACGGCTACGACCGAGCTTCAAGCGGTCAACGTCATGCTCACGAACATTGGCGAGACCCCCGTGTCGAGCTTGGAAGATGAGCAGGTTGTTGACGCAGCAATGGCTAAGTCGATCCTCGACAACGTCACCCGTGAGACTCAGACCCAAAGCTGGCACTGGAACACCGACATTCAAATCAAGCTCGCTCGCAACATCGAGAAGAAGATCGTGCTTGCACCCAACGTAATGCGCGTCGCCCCCAGCGGCCCAGACGCCATGCTTGCTGTCGTGCAGCGCGGGCGCTTCCTCTACAATCGAGGTAGCCACACTTATATCTTCGACCACGACATCACCTGCGACGTCACAATCGGGCTTCCCTTTGAGGAGATGCCAGAGGTGGCTCGCCGCTACGCGACTCTTCGCGCAGCCCGCATGTTCCAAGAGCGCATGATCAGCTCGGATCGGCTGAGCGCAATGGATCGCATGGACGAATACAAGGCCTACTCCGACCTGCTGAACGAAGAGGCAGCTGTCGGTCGCTACAATGCGCTTGCCGGCAACTTCAGCGCCCAGCGCATCATCAATCGCTACGGCTTCAACGGGAGCTAACGACATGCCACTGATCAGCGACACCATTGCCAACCTCATCGGGGGTGTGAGCCAGCAGGCCGAGAACCTGCGCTTCAGCAACACCGCGAACGAGCTGGTAAATGCGTTTGCGTCGCCCGTCTCAGGACTACAGAAGCGACACGCCGCTGAGTTTGTCGGCGAGATGCACGCCTTCAACAGCACCGCTGATCTCGCATTTGACAGCCGAGCCGCTGTCCACTTCATCGACCGCGACATTGTCGAGCGGTACGTCCTCGTGGCCGACAGTAACGGCATCAAGGCATTCGATGCTGACACCAGCGACGCAATCGAGGTTGAGTACGTCGGCGGCACTCTGCCCAGCTACCTGACCGACGACGGCGATGGCGGCACGATCACTGACTTCGCTGACGCACTGCGATTTATCACGGTGGCAGATACGACCTTTGTGCTGAACCGCAACGTGACTGCGAGTGGCAGCACCGGCGCTAACTTTGCTAGCTATCACTTCGCAGCCTTTCCTCAGCTAGAGTTCGACACGGATCGCGGTGGCTCGAAAGGTGGTCGTAAGGTTGACGACAGTATCGCAACGTCTGGGTCGGCAGGCTATCGGACGCTTTACTTTAGCCAAGGTAAGACAGCGAGCACGGGTGACTTCACCATTGGGTTCCAGAACAAAGCAAATCAGTTCATGGGGCTGGCGAAGCAGGTCAGCGCTACGTCTACTGCGTCGACAGACGAGGTTGTGTCGAAATTCATGCAGGCGGAGTTCGCTGCGCTACCGAATAGTCTTAGCTACGAGCTGCGCGATGCAGTGACGTACAATTATTTACGCCGCTACGAAGTCAGTAAATTTGATTCGGACGCCGCGAAGTACCCGTTTTTTAGCAGCGGCGCGACACAAGGTGACTTCATTGGTGACTATGGCCCCTCTGTCCTCGTACCGGGCCAGTCGTATAACAACTTAGCAGCAGTCTGGCACACTCAGTCAACAGTGCCTACCACCACTGATGGATACATGACTGACGATGATCTGCGGCAGTGCTTTGTAGGCCCTTACTACGGCATCAGTGACATATCCTCCAGTGGCTCAACAACGACTTTTCGCGTTGTGCGTCCCGACGAGAAGTCCTATGCAGGGTTCCAAAGCACGGTCGCTGGTCAGACACGGACCATCGTAAACGACTTGAAAGTCAATAGCAGCGGCGAGGTCGAAATCACAAACGGCGCTGGAGGGTATCGAGCAATTACCGTCAGCCGGACTGATAACACTGCTGATCTCTATCTGCCATACACCACCTATACAGCAACACAGCCAGGTTTCTGTTCACT